ATAAGGGTGATAAATGAACACCATAACAATTCCTTATAAGCCGAGAGAATTACAACAACAGATTCACAAGAACTTAGTTCGATTTAATGTTCTTGTCTGTCATAGACGATTTGGAAAGACTGTCTTGACAGTAAACGAATTGATTAAGAAGTGCCTACAATGTCCGTTACCGAGACCTCGTTATTATTACATAGCACCTACTTACTCAATGGCAAAAAGAATAGCTTGGGATTACCTCAAGTATTATACCTCTGTTTTACCCAATATGGACTACCACGAGACGGAATTAAGAGCAGAACTACCCAATGGAGGTAGGATTCAATTATTGGGCTGTGAGCGTCCCCAAACGCTAAAAGGACTCTATATTGATGGAGTGGTTTTAGATGAGGTCGCCCAAATGCCACCGAAGATGTGGACAGAGGTTATTCGCCCTGCTCTATCAGATCGTGAAGGATTTATGATTGCGATTGGTACTCCTCAAGGTCATAACTCCTTCTTTGATCTGTATAATCATGGACTCCATAATGATAAATGGTATGCCACAAAGTTTAAAGCTTCTGAGACTAAAGTCGTTAAAGAAGAAGAATTAGCTGAAGCTAAATCAATGATGCCTCCTGAAATATACGAGGCAGAATATGAGTGTAGTTTTGAGAGTTCCGCTATAGGAGCAATCTATTCGCAAGGATTGAATAAAGCTGATGACGATAAAAGAGTAACTTCTGTACCTTATGATCCTACATTAAAGGTTTCTACCTTTTGGGATTTAGGAATGGCAGATAAAACCTCTATATGGTTCTGTCAGCAAAAAGGAACAGCAATACACCTTATAGACTACTTTGAAGATAGTGGTGAATCACTAGAATATTACGCAGGAGTTCTTGATGATAGAGGATATGTGTATGATACACACTATCTACCCCATGACGCTAATGTCAGAGAGATCGGAACTGGTAAGTCAAGAGTAGAAATAGCACAAAGTTTAGGACTCAGCACAAGCATTGTACCCAAGATGAGTGTGGAAGATGGAATCAACGCAGTTAGAATGACACTATCAAGATGTTATTTTGACTTTGAAAAGACAAAAGACGGATTAGATGCCCTCAGACAATACAAATGGGCAGTAGATGACAAAGGAATTACAAAAAATAGACCACAACACGATTGGACTTCTCATAGTGCAGACGCATTTAGGTATCTTTGCACAGGATTACAAGAAACAAAGAACTGGTCAACAGAAATTAAATACCCAAGATTAGGAATAGTATAAATGAAATTAACAAAAGATAGACTCAAATCACTTATAGGACAGGAGATTACAAACTCTCTTGGATTTTATGGTGGAGAATTATCTCAACAACGAAAAAATGCCTTAAAGTTTTACTTAGGAGAGCCATTAGGCAACGAAGTCGAAGGACAATCCCAAGTAAGATCACAAGATGTCTTAGAAGTTGTAGAGAGTATCTTACCTTCTATGATGAGAGTCTTTACACAAGGCGAAAGCATAGTTAGATTTGAGCCACAAGGGCCTGAAGATGTGCAATACGCAGATCAGGCAAGTGATTACATCAATCATATTTTTATGAAAGATAATAATGGTTACTCAATTCTACATACTATGTTTAAAGATGCTTTAATAAGCAAAAATGGTTTTGTAAAATACTACTGGAAAAAATCCAAAGAGCAAAAACAAGAATCTTACGAAAATTTAACAGGTGCAGAATATCAATCATTAATCGCTGATCCTGAAGTAGAGGTTATTGAAGTAGAAGATACTGCTACTGAACTTGATTACGATAATATAGATCAAATGGAACAAACTTTTAATGTCAAAGTTAAAAGAGTTAAAGATTACGGAAAAATCTGTGTAGAGAATGTTCCACCAGAGTCTATGCTCATTAGTAAAACTGCCACTAGTATAGAAGATTCTAATTTTATAGGTCAAAGAGTTTTTAAAACAAGATCAGAACTTATTGATATGGGTTTTGATAAAAAATTAGTCAATGAATTAGGCCCTGCTGATGAAGATATTTATAATACAGAGGCAGTTACAAGAAGATCGTTTGACGATCAAACAACTCCACAAGATTTTCAAAACATTGATCCATTGTTAACAGTTGTAGCAGTCACAGATTGTTATATGAAATGTGATTATGACAATGATGGAATTGCAGAATTAAGACACATAGTTGTAGGGGGTTCTAGTCAAAATGTTTACCATATATTAGAGAACGAACCGATTGAAGAAATCCCTTTTGCTATGGTCACAGCAATTCCCATGCCACACAGATTTTTTGGTCTATCTATTTATGATTTAATTGGTGATGTGCAAGAGATCAAAACAACACTTCTTAGACAGACACTTAATAATGCTTATCTACAAAACAACGCAAGAACAGTTGTAGTAGATGGTCAAGCAAACATTGATGACATCTTAAACTCAAGAGCAGGTGGTATTGTTAGAGTTAAATCACCTAATGCAGTAACACCTCTCCAAGCACCAAATTTTATGCAAGAAGGTCTTGCTATGATTGGTAAGGTAGATGAAATTAGAGAAGCTAGATCAGGTGTTTCTAAAGTTCAAATGGGATTAGACTCAGAAGCTATTAACAAATCTCACACTACAGCTACAAGTGCAAATGTAATGATGAACGCATCTACTCAAAGAATAGAGTTGTATGCTCGTAACTTTAGTGAAGGTATTAAAAGAATGTTTCAAGGTATCTTAACTCAAGTATGTAAGTACCAAGATCAAGAACGCATTATTCAACTAAGAGGAAAGTTTGTTCCTATGAATCCGAGAGAATGGGTACACAGATACAATGCTACAGTTCAAATAGGACTAGGTAGTGGATCTATGGATCAAAAACTAGAAGTCTTAGGTAGAGTTTTGGCAGTACAAGAAAAATTAATTGGTGCAGGTGGTATGGGTATCGTAGATCCTCAAAAGATTTATAATACCTTAGAAAAGTATTTAGAAAATGCAGGTTACAAAGACGCAAGTCAGTTTTTTAACAATCCAGCTAATACTCCTCCTCCTCCTCCTAAACCTCAACAACCTGATCCTGCTATTCAATTAGCACAAGCAGATTTACAAAGACAACAAGCAAAAGATCAAGCAGACATACAACTGAAAGCACAAAAGTTAGAACTCGATCAACAAAAATTAGCTTCAACTTTAATTAAAGAAGATGATGCTAAAGATATTCAAAAAGAAAAACTAGCAACACAAATATTACAGCAAGGAATAAATAAAAATGGCAACACCCAACAGTCCCAGTAGTTCACAAGCTATTATAGATAAGTTTTTAACAGGTGGATTTTCTACTGAAAGCACATCTAATCCTTATACAGTTCCAGTAACTCCTTATGTTCCTCCTTCAACTCCTGATCCTGTTACTCCTGATCCATGTCCTGAAGGTTATACTTTTGATTCAGTTTTAAATGTTTGTGTGCCTATAGAAGAAGTAGTAACAGGAGATAGTAGTAACAATAAAGATCCTGAAGTAGATCCTAATAAAGCACTTTTTGATAAAATGAAAAAAGATCCAAGCACTATTTTTGGTGCTTCAAATATTTTAGACGATTATCTTATAGACGATCCAAATGGTAATATTTTATTAAAATTTGATCCTAGTGTTGGATCTCCACCTCCTATTTTTGGTTTAAATATATTTGATTCTTTAACTGGTGGAGCTGATAGACGATTAGCAGATTTTACAGAGGGTATGCAATCTTTTATGGATCAAGGTTATGGTGAATATCGAGGTGATGGAACATATCAGGTTTTTAATCCTCAACAATATTACAACACAGTACAAGGAAATTCATTAGACAGTTATTTACGAAGTACAACTGGTGGATATTCAGGAATACCTGAATCTGTAAGTTACACAAAAAGTCCTTTGACTGTAGGTCAAGCAGTTGATAGTGTGATGAACCCACAACCTCAAGATGGTAGTAAATCTAGTGGATCACCTATATTTGAAGATATGTCAGGTGGATTGTTAGGTAGAACACCATTAACATCAGTAGATGCACAAGGTAATAGAACTAGAAACGATACTGCTTACAGAGCTGGTATTGCTAGAAATATTGAAAGAAATAAAAGAAACTTTGGTAATAGTAAATTCAAAGAAGGTGTTGGATTTATAGGTGGTAGATAGTGTCAGAACAAGACATTAAAAGAAGCGACCAAGCTAAAAGAATACTTGAAGATAAAATATTTATAGAAGCAGTAAACAAAATTCGATCCGACCTTAATCAAGAATGGTTAAATAGTGATCTTAAAAGTTCAGAACAGAGGGAAAACATTTTCGTTATGAGGAGAATGTTAGAACTCGTTGTGATGCAACTACAGTCTGTTATGGAAACAGGCAAAATCATAAAAAAATAGGAGTAATACATGGCAGAACAACCAGCAATGGACTCTGCAACAGAAACTCAAACCGAATCTGTTGCACCAATGCCCAAGTCTCGAAATGTGAACGAGACAGCAGAACACTTGAAGACCTTACTTAATACAGAAGCCTCTAAGACTCAAGAAACTGCAAGTGAAGAATCAACAAAAGATGGAAACGACTTGGAAACGAATATCGAAGATACTTTTGAAGATGATGAACTAATAGATCAAGTTGAAGCAGAAGAAACAACTAATAGTAATGAGGAACTTTATAAACTAACTGTCAATGGACAGGAAGTGGAAGTCACCCTTGATGAACTTAGAAAAGGTTATTCTCGTCAACAAGATTACACTCAGAAAACTGAAAAACTATCACAAGATAGAAAAACTGTAGATCAATTAAAAAATGATTTTACTAGGCAATCTGAGGAGGCAAAAATCAAACGAGATCAATACGAGAAACAACTTCAAGTATTATCAGAACAATTAAAAGCTAGTGAAAAAAAAGTAGATTTAGACAAACTTTATGAAAATGATCCTGCTGAATATGTAAGAGTAAAAGCAGAACAAGATCGTCAAAAAGAATTGTTAAATTCTGCTATACAAGAAAAAGAAAGAATCCAAGCTGAAAAACAAGAGGAGTATAATAGAACATACTCTAATTACTTAGAACAGCAAAGAGAACTTCTTTCTAAAAAACTACCAATCTACGCAGATAAAGATAAAGGCCCTGAGTTTGTTAAGAACTTAACCAATTTTGCTAAAGAAATTGGATATTCAGACCAAGAAATATCTCAGCTTGTAGATCACAGAGCAGTTATGATGTTAGCTAATGCTTATCGTTATGATAAGTTAAAAAAAGCTAATCTTAAAAATAAAAAAGTAACAAAAGTCTCTAAGGTAATTAGTTCTTCTAGTCCTAAAGTTCAAGATGATAGTGATGTTGTGAAGCGTATGAACTCAAAAAAAGCAACTCTCAAGAAAACTGGAAAAGTTGCAGATGCAGTTTCCATTCTTGAGCAGATGTATTCTCAATAACAACAACATAGAAAGGACTAAGTAATGGCACAACCAACCAATACTTATGATACCTATGATGGTGTAAACTCAATAAGAGAAGATTTAGCTGATGTAATTTTTAATATTTCACCAACTGAAACTCCATTTATGAGTAACGCATCAAAAGGTACAGCAACAAACACACTACATGAGTGGCAAACAGATAGTTTAGCTGATGTAGCAGTAAACGCACAAATAGAAGGTGATGATTACGCAGGAGAAGCTCGTGGAGCAACTGCAAGACTCACTAACTATACCCAAATCTCATCAAAGTCTGTAACAATTTCAGGTACAGATGATGCTGTAGATAACGCAGGTATGGGAACTCAAATGGCTTATCAATTAGCCAAGATGGGTAAAGAGATCAAGCGTGATATGGAAAATGCTATGATCGGCATTGAACAAGCTAAAGTTGCAGGTAATGCTTCAACAGCTAGAAAGTCTGCTTCTGTAGGCACATGGTATGGCCCAGCTTCAGGAATTAATAACTATTCCAAGAATGGTTCACCTTCAGCAGTTCCACTAGGAACAGGTGCTACAGCTATTGCAGGTGGAACTAACAGAACTTATGCAGAAGCATTATTAACAGCAGGACTTTTACAGTCTTTCACTTTAGGTGGAGAACCTGATACTGTTTTAATGTCTCCAAGTCATAAGCAGTTAGCTTCAGCATTTAATGGCGTGGCTACTAAATACAAAGATGCCTCAGATAAAGTATCTATTGGCACAACTGATATTTATGTATCAGACTTTGGTGAAGTGGCTTTTGTTCCTGATCGTTTCCAAAACGCAAACAGAGTAGATATTCTTCAAATGGATATGTGGAGTGTGGATTTCCTAAGACCATTCCAAACTACTGATCTTGCAAAAACTGGTGACTCAGACAAGAAACTATTATTAGCAGAATGGACTTTAACAGCTAAAGCTCCTAACGCTAACTATGGAATATTTAACTTAACTGCATAATTGTAGAATAAAGGACTGGGAGGGTTTAAATGCCCTCCCTTTTTTCATTAACACAGGAGTAACAAATGGCAATTTTTACAAATAAAAAACATACATCAAGTTTGTATAGTAAGGTTTCTAGTGCAATCAAAGCTGATCCTATGATTAGCAAAGGTGGTAAAAGAAAACAATCTTCACAAAAATCAATGGGTGATAGAAAATTTGATCCAATGCTAAAATTAAGTGGCAATCAAGGACTTCAAGTTAAAGGCACTATTGATATGATGATAGCAAAAGCAATCAAGTAACATGGCAAAAAAATTCTCTCTTAACGATCCTAATGACGGATCAACAGTCAAAACTAATTTAATTGTAGATGAGGCAGAGAATAAATTTCATATTGAGAACTATCAAGATAATGCTTCTATTAAAGAAATATTAGATGCTAATAAAGTAGCACAAAATGAAGGTGCTTATAAATCTAAAGTTATGCAAAATGAAAAAGGTTATCGTGTTGCTCGATTGCCTAACATAGTAGTACACCAATTAGCTAAACGAGGAATTATGACTTATGCAGGAAAAGTCTTAGATAAGCCAAGATTTTTTAAATGGTTAAATGACTCAGATAATAGACATTTTAGGATTTATACAGGTAATTTATAATGGCAATAACCACATACTCTAATCTCAAAACTACAATAGCATCTTATTTAAACAGAGAAGATTTAACTGCTTATTTAGGAGACTTTATTACACTTGCAGAAAGCAGATTAAATAGAGAATTACGAGTTAGAGAAATGGTAGAAATTAACACTTCAACTTCTACAGTTGCAGGTACACAAAGCTATGATTTACCAACTGGATATTTAGAAGCCATAACTGTTATCTATCAAAGTAATCCTTTTACAACATTAAGGTTTATGGCTAATACAGATTTTTATAACAAATATAATACATCACAAACTTCAGGAACTCCAAACTTCTTTACAATAGTTGGAACAAAAATTTTATTAGGAGTAGAACCTGATTCAGCAACTACATTACAAATTAATCATTATAAAAAATTAACTGCATTATCTGATAGTAATGCAACAAACGACATTCTTACAAATTATCCTGAACTATATCTTTATGGAGCATTAGCAGAAAGTTCCCCCTTCCTCATGCAAGATGAAAGATTAAATATATGGGCAGGACTTTATAAAGAGGCTTTAAAAAATGCTAATGAATCATCATCTAAAGGATCTACTACATCTTCACCATTACAAATGTCAGCAACGCAGGTGGCATAGATGATTGAGTTTGGCGACTTACAAGCTGATCTACCTGCATATCAAAATACAGGTGCGTTAAAAGTAGATAATGTTGTACCTTTAGCTAAAGGCTACAAAGCATTAGCAGGATTTCAAAGTTTAACTACAGCTCCTTTAACAAGAGAAGGTTCGTCTGCTCCATTAGATGCAGTTGGATTATTTTCAGCTTTTCTTAGTGATGGTGTTACGAACTATTGTGGAAACGCAACAAGACTATTCCAAATGAATAGTAGTGGTGATTTTGTAAACAAATCAAAATCAGGTGGCTACAATAACTCTACAACTTCTAATGCTAGAGACTTTTGGGCATTTACACAGTTTGGCACAAACATTATTGCTACTAATGGTGCTGATAACATACAAAAATTCGATCAAGGAACAGATAGTTTATTTTCAGATTTAATTTCTTTTAAAGCAAAATATATTTCTGTTATTAGAGATTTTGTTGTTGCTGGATATACAACAGAAAGTTCTACTACTTATAACCAAAGAGTGAAGTGGTCAGCTTTAAATGATTCTTCTGATTGGACTCCAAGCCAATCAACTCAGTCAGGGTATCAAGACATAGTAGGTACACATGGTAATATCCAAGCAATCGTAGGTGGTGAATCTTTTGGAATTATATTCTTTGAGAAAGCTATTTACAGAATGGAATATGTAGGTACTCCATTAATCTTTACCTTTAACAAAATTGCAGACAATGTAGGTGCTTTTGCTCCTAAATCTGTTTGTTCTTTTGGTAGTGATATATTCTTTCTTGCACAAGATGGTTTTTACAAACTATCAGGTGGACAACAATTAACACCAATAGGAAATGCAAGAATAGACAATTTCTTTTTTGAAGATTTATCTTCTAACTTAGATGGTATTTGTTCAGCAATAGATCCTAACAACTCTATAGCTGTATGGTCTTATCGTGGATCAGGTGCTACAGGAACAACCAATAACAAATTATTAATTTATAATTACTCAGTAGATAAGTGGAGTACAGGATCAGGACAAGATTTAGAATTTATAGCTGGTGCTTCTCAAGAAGCATTTAACACATTAGAAAGTTTAGATGTGTTTGGCGAGTTAGATAACTTAACAAGATCATTAGACTCTTACTATTATGGAGAAGGTATTGTTGGTCTTGCTGGTTTTGATTCCTCTCATTTGTTTGGAAAGTTTATTGCAACAAGTTTATCAGCAACAGTTGACACAACAGAGTTTGAAGGTGCTGAAAAAAAAAGATCAACACTAATTAATTGCAGACCGATTGTAGATGGAACTGCTAACACAACTGTTACTGTGACTCCTATTAAAAGAGATTCACAACTTAATAGTGTGACAGTAGGTACTGCTGTATCTAATAATGCAGATGGTTCAGTTCCTTTAAGATCAACAAGTAGGTATCATAGAGTTCGTGTAAATGTGACAGGAAACTTTAATACTATGTCAGGTGTTGAAATAGAAGCTAGACCTGAAGGTAAAAGGTAATGGCAGACAATTCGTTTCCTACAGTACCTTTATCTATTCCTGATACTGCACAGCATTTACGATTAGTTTCAGCTTCATTAAACAATACGATTAATGGAAAATTAAATAGCACAGGCACAGTCACACTAAGAGCAAGTCAAACAACAACAACTCTTACAGACGCAAGACTTGGTGGTAATTCTATAATTTTGTTTATGCCCATTACAGCTAATGGAAGAACAGGATTAAATGGAATGTATGTGTCAGCTAGGGCAGAAGGGAGTGCCACACTAACTCATGCAAGTTCAAGTAACGCAGATCAAAACCTCGCATACACCATTATTGGATAATGTAGTTACAAGAGTTCCTAGTGAAGATTTAGAATTTATATGGAGTCAAGTTGCTCCCTTGCTAGAGAAGGCATTAGATGAAACCTATAGTATTAAAGATATATTATACGGATTAGCTAATGATCGTATGCAACTATTTATTAGTTGGAACGATAACAGAGTAGAAAGTGCTGTTGTCACAGAAATAGCACAATATCCTCAAGCTAAAGTATTACGATATTTTTTAGCAGGAGGTAGAAACCTAGAAAACTGGTTAGAAAGAATACAAGAAAAAATAGAAAAATTTGCAAAGCAAAATAAATGTACTTACCTTGAAGTCGCAGGACGCAAAGGGTGGGTAAGAAAGTTAAAAGGATATAAAATGAAGGCAATAATATTAAGTAAGGAAATCAAATGAGTAAAGGTAGTAATCCAACTAATGTAACAACAACTACATCATCAGAACCTAGTGAGTTTATAAAACCATATTACACAGAGGCTATTGATTCAGCACAAGACTTATATCAATCTGCTTTACCAAATTTTTTCCCTAATAATACTTATGTTTCAACTCCTGCTGAAACACAAGCCGCTTTAGCATTAGCAACTAATAGAGCAACTGCTGGAAACCCATTGTTGAATCAATCACAAACTGAAGCTGGTAATATTCTTTCAGGAAAATATTTATCACCTACTACTAATCCTTATGCAAAAGCATTGTACGATCAAATGGCAGGTGATGTTACTGCTGGTGTTCAATCACAATTTAGTAGAGCAGGAAGATTAGGAAGTTCTGCTAACCAAGAAACATTAGCAAAAAGTTTAGGTAATTTAGCAAACGAAGTTTATGGCGATCAATATAATCGTGAAAGAGCAAACATGGTTAACGCAACACAACTTGCTCCTCAACTTGGTGAAATGGATTACAACGATATATCGAGATTACAACAAGTCGGTAATGCAAGAGAAAGTATTGAGCAAACAAAATTACAAGATGCTATGGCTAGGTTTGATTACGAACAACAAAAACCATACATTAAATTAAATCAATATCTTGGTGCATTAGGTGCTAATGTACCAATGAATACATTACAAACACAACCTGTATTTAGAAATACAGGTGCAGGATTACTTGGTGGTGCTATGGCAGGAGCAAATATTGCTGGTCAAATTGGAGGTAACTCAATGTTTGGTAATCCTCTTTATGGTGCAATCGGTGGCGGATTATTAGGAGGATTCATGTAATGACACAATTAATGAATATAAGAAATCAAATTATAGATGGTTTATTACAAAGTAGAATACAACCTCTGCTTCAAAAATATAACCAACCAAGACAAACTGGATTATTAAATTTTGTAAATAGTCCACAGGCTCAAGATATTGCTACAGGATTGTTAGCACAATCAGGTTACTCTACTATGCCTCAAAGTTTTGGACAGTCATTAGGTGTTGCTATGCAGAACGCAAATGATCGTGCTATGGCAAGAGACGCTAGTGAGTTAGATGCAATTTCTACCTTTGCTAACATTCAAAATTTATTTAAAGGACAAGATCAAACTGATAAACAAATATTACAAGGCGATAGAAAAATAGATCAAACTGATAGAAGTTTAGACCAAAGTGATAGAGGTTTAGACCTTGAAGAAAATAGAACAGAATCAACTACTGCACTACAAGGAAAACAAGGCGAAGAAATAGATAGCAATATTGAGATTAATCAACAAGGAATGAACCTAAAAGAAAAAGGATTTGATTTAGATGAAAAAAGATTTAACCTTGACCAAGAAAAATTTAATTGGGCAAAAGATAATCCTGAGGCTACTTCTACAATAGGTGGATTAGTACAAGACTTTAATAGAAAAATAATTAACGAAGAACAATTAGAATTAGGTTTAAAAGATGTATTAGGAACAGAAGGAACAACTGATATGAGAAACTATCAGTATATAGCCAAGTATCTTTTTGATGGAGATATAGAACAAGCTATTTTGTTTGATAAAAGCTCGAAATCAAAATCTAAAGATGATTATATTTCTGATTGGATTTCAGATGCAAAGAATGAATCTATAACAGGGAATATAAATATAAAAGAATTAAGAAATGAAGCTGAATTTTCTTGGGCAGTAAGTAAAGCAAAAATTCCATCGGGAGATAAAAAAGATAATAAAAAAGGTGATTATTATTTTATTACTTTAAAAGATAACACAGAAGTTGTTGGTCAATGGAATGGTGAAAAATATGAAATAG